CCCGATTGAAATTCAAGTCCTTCAACATTAGTGTTTGGTGGTAAGTTCAAAAACTTACGAGTTGGAGGAACGTACATAGTGGCTGCATCACTGTCAGATCGAATAATCGTTGCAATGACCAATTGACGTGGTGGAAGTGCAACATATGATGACAACATAAAGTTCTCGCTAGCACTAATATAAATAAGAGCTTCACTTGCAGTACGTTTATCACTCGAGTGATATGAATCAATAACTAAGGAAGATCCACAGACATTATAATCAGTGATTGACTGTTGGGATAAGATAGTAGCATTACAGCCATATCCTCTTGAATAAAAATTTTGGATACCTAATGGTGATAACTTTGCAGTAACCATAGTGGTGGCATTCTCAAATCTGATCATACCAGGTCCAGAACCAAAAGACATATTTCCGGTCATATTGGGATTTATTGGCCAAGGTTTTTGGCGTAATATAAGAATATCAGCATTGGTTTGTACCATAACATCCATATCACCATTCCAAAATGCAAAAAGAGAACCAATTAGATCATTATAGCGGTTAGGAAACCGTTTAACTTCTCCAGGTGGATAAAAATAAAATTCAAGTCCTCCTGCATAACCAATGGGTTGAAAATTACTTACTCCATCAGTTATGTCATAGTTCATGGCATGTGGTGTTATCATGAATGGTTGAGCACGACTCAGCAATTCTTTGAGGTCTGTGATCTCTTCAACGCCAGGTGGAACATCTCCTGAGGCGGTATCCTCACATATAGTAAGCATTTGCTCTCCTGACTGAAACTCCAAAGTTCCGCCAAACGGTAGGTTTGTTCGTCTATTTAAGCGACTCACATTGGTTGGATTATAAAATCGCAATTTATTTGGTCCTTCTTCTTGGTGTCCTCGAATCCAAACAACCACCTGCACTGTATCTCCGACTAAGCTGTTTTTAACAAGCGGTGCATACGGGATAATAACTAGTTTTCCTAAAGATGTAGCTTCGGTATCTGCAGTAGATTCATTGTTAATAACATAACGAAGAGGTCTCATGTTAGTATTCGGGACTCGAATACAAAATTCATTTGACTCAGCTATATCAATGATAATATATGGATGCTGGGTTGCATCAGACAGAGTGGTAAGTGTAGTCCGATCTGGGACAATCGCTATAAGCAATTTACCTTGATGAAAGTCGCTCCTTGATATTTGAAATTTTAAATCAAAGGTTCCGCTCCACATACTGGCAAAGGTAGATAGATAAGTAACCATCGTGTCATATTCATCAGGAGGTGGTAATGTTGTCCAGCTCTTCAGAGACATAGGAAGTTGTGCAACGACATCAGTAGAACCAACAGTCCATGTTGCATTTGTGTGCATACACCAAATACTAGTGAGATGTGCAATAGACGTATCACTAGCACCAACATTTCCTTCTCGATAATTTCCCATAAGTCGTGTAGTTCTATATCTACCCTGCATACGATTGCTGGTTGGGTAGTAAAAAATAGAAGAAGATTCCTCGCCACTCTGAAATTGAAGAGGGTGTTCTTGGTAGATAGTACCTTTTCCTGTCAATCTCAGTAATGCGGCTTTAAGCTGCCGCATTCGCTTCTCAGTAATTGTGTAATAACGTGAAACAATGAGAGCTAAACTTCGATTTTTATCAGACCAACTATTCAAAATTGGTTGAGTAATCTTGATTCTGTCGATAAGCATGTTACATTCAACAAACCATGACATCCATGATATTCCATGTGGGATATTATTTTGAATTTGTCGAAAATCGTCTCCATATAAATTTAGAAGATTTCGACTTTCAGCAGTAAGATTCAACAAAGAATCTTTGACAAGCTGCACATTTCCTTTGATTATCAAAATTGGTCCAGTTTCCTCACATGTTTCAAGTAAGTTTTCTAATCTCAAAATATAATTTTCCATCAATACTGTGGGTTCATAACATTCGAGCGCATCTGAAAAATCACCTGTTCCTGATTGAAATTCAAGAGTAGGATCGGCGGCAATTTGCTGAGGTATAGAGAAGTTCAAATTATTGAATCTCATTGTGACTTGCAAGTTAATACTTTGAATAACATCAGCAGGGGCTTGAAATGGTGCAACTACACCAAAATGTACTGTCCCCAACAGGTTTAGGGCAACTGAAACAGGAGCTCTAAAAAACTCAATAGTCTCGATGAGTGGGGCTGGATAGCAATAAGGTATCTCTAATTCAACCTCAGTGTTTCGATTTGCGAAAAATTCTACCCCTTGAGCGGTTCTAACATAACGTGTTATGTCTGCGCTTGTAATAGTAGTAGGTGTTTGATTTCCTGGAAGATATACAATTCTTCCTATTCCTGCATAGAAGCCGTTGGTTTCATAGTGCATTCCTATAATGACACTATCCCATTTAACGTAGCGAAAAGACCGAGCCATATCGGCAATCGGTTTACTGGTTATTAAAAGGTCACACACATTGATGAGACCTCCATTGATTCCTGTTCCGTCCCAAACTCTCTGTTGGAATAAATAACGGCGAGATGCACGTGAAGTATAATCCCATGAGGGTTGGGGTGTATTGTGTATGGTTATGAGATCTGAAACAACATCTTCATCAATTTCATTGTCTGCAATAAGTGTTGCATCAGGAGTTTCATTAACTCCGCTTTCAAATAGAAGAGCAGCTGCTTGACTACCTAATGAGGTAACTGTATCTACAATTCCTTTAGCTGATTTTTCAGCATCAAGACGGGAATTAGCTGCTTTGTCGGCATCCGTATCAGATGAAAGTCCCATTGGACGTCCGCTAGGATGGTTTTCTCCACCATAACTTTGAAAACGTGTCATGCCCATAGAATCAGCTTGCTGTTCACGTACTGTGTCGTAAATTTTAAATCCAAGATCACTCGCTGTTCCCAAAAGGGAGCCAGCTGTTCCGGCACCGGTTGAAGAAGGTGCACTTGAAGAAATACCGTTTTTTGGCAATTCTGCAGGTTCTGTTGCTCCTTGTTCGACAAGGGAGCTCATTGACGGCGCTTTAACCGTAAGTTTAGCTCGCTTTGGAGGTGTTGGTGTTGTGTTAGCAAACATATGATTGAAAAGAGTTTCACGCTTTAGTTTACGTGGGTTGTTTGCATTCCTCTTAAGACTTAGATTGTCTAATCTTTGAGCTAGATCACGATCAGGCCAATTTACTGTATGTCGTGTAGCTGGTACATTCGATGAGGTTTTAACTTGTACTGCTCTATTAATAGGATTGGCTCCTATAAAGCTCTTATGTACTAGTGGTTGACTACTACCAGGTAGTTGATCAAAGGGTTTTCGCCCTCTAGTACTAAATGATGGTGTCGTTTTTTGTCGATAATAATCTGTTATAGTAGTTTGTTTTGAATTTGATTGAGACATTTTGTGGTTGTGCCGTTAAGGACTCCGAGTATATCCTCACAATTGAGTCATTTCACTCGATACGGGTTTAGCGCCCTTATTAAAGGTCAGTCTAACATGGTCAGCCTCCTCAGCTCGTTAATTCATTACTATGTTCCCACACGAGGTACTTATAGTCGATAATACGTCATTGATTACTCCTACATGCTTCGATTTTCCAGTCCGTTCAAAAGTACATTTCCATTTTCCAAGGTCATTTCAATTTCGGTAACATTATACTGTTCTCATGAAGGGTTATAGGTTCCTAAAATCCCCTACTCCCTCTACTAGTTCTGGTATAAAGGCAATTGCTTGCAAGGTTGTGATCCGTGAGTTTTCCTTATAGCTTTTTGTGGGTTATATCGCTTCAGACCGGTACCCGGTCTCCGAGGTGTGGAGATCAGTAATACACAGTTACTGCTTTGTTGATATAATGATCCAAGCTTAAATTTAATAAGATACATTTTATTACACTGGTTGTGCAACAAAAGAGGTAAATATTCTAACTAACGAGATCGTAAAATTAACAGTAAAGTTAAAGTGGAATGCATACATAAGTTTATACTCATTGGTACACATAAAGCTAATTGAATTAGTGAAAAG